ATCTCGTGATATACAGTCTGGGGTAAGTTATTGTAGAGGTTTCTTTGAAAATGCAGAAGGATTGCGTAGAATTAAGGTGGATAAAAAATGCGTAGGAATTGCAGAGGACTTTGAAGGATATAGATTTCCAGAAGCAAAAGAAGGCAAAGGAATATCAAATAATCCAATAAAAGATGGACGATATGAACACGGTTGCGATGCTTTTCGTTATTTTATCTTGAATAGATTTCCAATTAGAAGTAATTTCGTTGGAAGATTACCACGATAATAGGACAAATTAAATGATAAAAACTCCAGAAGAAATTATAAAAGACTCATTAACGTTTTTTAAAAAAGATCAATCCAGAAAAAGAAGGGAAGAAGTAAGAAAATTTTTAGACTATTATTCTGGTTCATTAACCGAACAGTATATAGAAGATTATTTTAAATCTGATGCGTTCCAAGAAATCCCTCATTATAATACAAACATTGTCAAAAAATTTATTAATCGTATGTCTAAAATTTATACGATTGGTGCAAAACGAAATGTCAATAAAAGATACGAAGTTCTTACCGAAGTTAAAAATGCTCGTATGAAACAAATGGAACGTATGACTCGTTTGCTTGGCACAGTTGCAACCTATGTAATGTATAATGAAGAAAAAGAACAATTTGATTATCGTCCTATCTATTATTTTGAACCTTACTTTGGCGACAATGTTTATCAACCTGAATCAATCGTATATCCGATGATGCACGGACACGCTGATTTATCCGATACCGAAGAATTGCAATATGCGTATTGGGATTCCGAAATTTGTGTCAAATTTGATGAAAATGGTAATGTTCTTAAAGAAGTAAAACATAATCTTGGTGTTCTCCCTTTTGTCTTTACCCATAGAGAAGAACAATTAGATTCGTTTTTTGTAGAAGGTGCTTCTGATTTGGTTAGTGCAAACGAACACGTTAATATCACGATGACAGAAATGCAATTAGGATTACGCTTCCAAATGTTTGGACAACCTGTTATCTCTGGATTGATTTCTGACAACAATCAAGTAAGAGCAGGATCAGATGAAATCCTAACCTTGCCAGAAGGAAGTAGTTATGACATTGTTGCACCACAAGGAAATGTTCTAACTGTGATTGAAAATATTAAATGGCAAATAGAATTAGTGGCATTGAACAATCATCTATTTGTAACCTTTGCACAATCAGGTGGGGAAGTGCCAAGTGGAATCTCCTTAATGATTAAGGATTTAGAACGCCACGAAGATTTTATAGATGATATAGAATTATATCGTCAATACGAACACTCTTTCTATCAAATAGAACACGCTATTTCAGAAATTAATAGTCTTGGACTACCAGAACCAAAACGATTTAAAGTTGATTTCTCTGAAGTGGAATATCCAATGACTACCCAAGATAAGATTATGTTAAACGAATATAAGTTAAAACATAATCTGATTACCGAAGCTCAAATACTCGCTGATGAAAATAAAGATATTAGCGTGGAAGAAGCCGAAAAAATTATTGAAGAAAACAAGGAAAAGAACGGTGCAAGACAAGTGCAACCAGTAGCAGAGCCAGAGGTAGAAGAAGATGAAGATAACCCTCAAAACTAATTTTACATTTAATAAGATAAAAGGAAGAAAATTTTCTGATTTAATTTTTAACAATATTATAAATCCTATTGGTTCTGAAGCATATAGAAAAGTAAAAAAAGCATTTACTGGAAGGGGAGATGGAACAGATATTTATGGCGAACCTTACAAAAAATTAAATGATGTTTATGCAGAAGCAAAAGTTGAAGCTGGGAAACCAGATCAAACAATGGTGTATGATGGTGGATTGAAAGGAAGCATTAGATACAACACAGACAAAAAAGGAAATAAGGCAACTGTATTTTCTAATATGAAAAAAGGATATGGAGTAAAACATCTTATTGGCTTTGATCCAGATAGTCCAAATGATACTGTCCCTATTCGTAAATGGTTTTTTACAGAAGAAGAATTACCAATTATAGACAAAGATGATAGACTTTTAAAAGATGCTTTTGATGATGCTTTTTCTAAATTTAACAAGAGATTATTATCGCAATTAAAAACAAAAATGCGTAAGATAGGTAGTGAAACTGTTGATTTATAATGGATAAAATATTACAAGAAATATTAAGACTCGTCTTGGAAATCAAGAAAGTAAGTAGTCATAATAACGACTTATTAGGGTTTGTATGTTCTAGAGTTTCTCCAATGCCACCTATCCAAAAAGATCATAAAGAGTTGATGTCTATTTCAATGGAAATGTCCGAAATCTTTGATAAGTATAATATTACTGCTGATGAGTTTGGGATTTCTTAGCTTGTTCTAATTCAGATAATTTTTCTAACCACTTTCTTCTTTCACTATGCGTAGGACGCTTTGCAGGTAATGGTTCTAATCCTACTTTCTTTGCTCGTTGTAATAATGCGTATCGTTTTGCTTTATTTTGCTTTTTATTTTTTGCATAAGATATTTTTTTAGCTTCTTTTTTATTTCTTTTTTTTGGTGTGTCGTTTTCTGGATTTCTTTCTGGTAAATCTTCGGTAATAACTTCAATCACGTCAGCATCAATAGCATCAATCTCTTTTGCCTTTAAAAATTTTTCAAATGGACTATCTACGGTTACATTGATATTCTTAATCAGTTTTCCACTATGCTCAAGCACCAATCGTCCTGCCATTACATTTCCTTCAACGGCTTCTCGTATCATACTATTTAATACCATTGGTAATTTGCTATTGAATAATATCATATAGCGTTTATAATACATATCTACAAATCTATCATCAGCAAACCAACTACGAATAGTGCGTGGTGGAATATCAAGCTGCTTTGCTACTTCGGTTTTGTTTAGTTCTGGATTTTGGATTAATAACTCAATCGCAGCTTGTTGATTGATTTTCTTTAATACTATTTTACTCATCGCTTTTTGCCTTGTCCCCTATATTTCTTCTTGTAGTATTTTTTAGAAATTTTTGTGCCTCTCTTGGTATTATTGCTATTACCTTGTCGTGTTTTTTTGGCACGTTTAGAACGATAATCCCACCTATTTGCTACGTTTTTTGCCACACCAATCCCAACACTTCTTACAAGCGTCTTGTCCAGATCGTGTGCAAAATAGTGCATAATGAAATACAAATCCCAATATAAATCCTACTATAAATCCTATCATAACTTTTTTCTCCTTTTTTTATTTTCTTTAGGACATTGTCGCATAAAGATTACTTTATTCTGTTCTTGATTACCCGTTTGTAATCCACAATGTGTATATCCTTTATATCTTGTAGCATACGGACATCGCTTATCCAACAACCCACAATAGTCAAACACTATTTTTTAGGTTTCTTGGCTTTTTTATCAAACACGACACCCAGTCCTTGTAATTCTTGGACTTCCTCTTTTTCCAACTTCACTTCTTTTCCCTCTTTTAGCTCTTTAATCGCTTGATTTCTTGTCTTGAGGTGTGAAGGTTTCAACCTGTCGTTCCATTTTTTTATCTTTACCATTATTGCTCCTTAATCTATTTCTAATTCTTTGTATAATTTACGATCTGTCATTGTATTTGCCTCTTTTACCATAATGGTTGGCACAGATAACTTTCTTTTTACCAAGAATTGTTCATCGCTGCACAAGCATAGTTCTAGATCAGATTCGCTGAAGGATTGGTGGTGTTCAAACACCTTACCACACTCCAAACACTCGTAATCATACATTGGCATATCCTATAATTTAATGAAAAAACCTTAAAACAACCTAAAAATATTTAGGATTGCCTATCCAGTTGAAAACCGTCAAAAATTTTCACTCTTATAATCCTTGTAAGTATAATAATATCAATAACTTAGAGGAATATTTTTAAATCTTGATATTAATATAAAAGGTATTAAATTATTATATTTTTATACTGGGTTAGTCGTTTTTCACTACCTTGTGCGTAAGATAGATACTAGCTGTGGATAAGTGTTGATACGCCTTAGGGTGCTTAAATCGTGCTTAGAAATAGAATAAAAAAGATTTTCAACGGATCAACTAAGCAACCAAGCAACCAGAAAGCAAGGATTTTAAGCTAGATTTAGACGTTTAAAAGTTGTAAGGG